TTGCCACAACCGGAAGCGCACGGTCGAATTAAATTTAACGACACCGTACAGTGAGACGAACTTCGCCGTGCGCTTTCGTGTTGTGTGCCTGCTTTTAACCACGTCAGGCGAGGTGGTATCCTTAAAATCACCACAGTTTTAAGGATTCATTAAGCAATGTCGCAACCACCAATAAATCCGCTTAAGAACATGAAAATTGATTACTGGTATAAAGCGCTTACAGTTGTTGGCGCTGCGTTGTTTGTCTTTAATGGAACGTCTTTTTTTGACAGATATCCCGTTGTTCCATTGGGTTTTTTGTCCTCCGGCATCTTTTTTATTGGTTTGGGGGAGTGGATTAATCACCCTCTCAAAGTGAGATTTATTGGTCCTGGAGTTTGGACTCGTGGATATAATCGTTCTTCGTGCGCACTCGGTATCATCTTCGACATACTTGGTTGTTTCCTGATTGTTACAGGAGTCGTCAAGTTCTTCTGATGTAAAACCGCAAATGGGGCACGTAACGGGAATTTTGAAAAGCGTTTCTCCGGGTTCCAGAACAAAATTTTCTGCGGTCTGATTTTGCTTCTCATATTTGTGCTCCGCGTCATTGTGAGAGCACATTCTTATTCTGAGTGCCTGTTTAAACTCACTGAAGCTGAGAGCTTCTTCGCCTTCGGCAAGGCCTTCGAAGTATTCTTCGTAAGCCTTTTCCATGATTGTGTCGAAATCCATATCACTCACCTGAGTTTCTTTCCAGCCAGCGACGGGCACCATTTTCGGTTTTAAACGTTTTGCTTTTGGTATACGTCATTGCGGTGAACGTGCCGTCCTGGTTTGGAAACACGCCGTACACCAGAGATTCGTTGTTGCCAAGATCGATAGTATCCATGCTGACCTCATTTCCCCTTAACGCCGGGGTAGCGGAACTGTTTGCTGAGAACACCGTGCGGTGTCTTGATGGAAAATAATTTAGAATAACCTAACATGAGAGGCAAGTGTTTTTTGTTAGATTGATCTAACAAAAAGGGTGGACGCAACTAATCACTTGAAAAGAATGTTATTTTATTGATTTATTTTTACGCGCTTTAAGCATTTCTTCGAAGAGTTTGTTGAAGTTTTCTACTCTTGCGCGCATTTCAGACAGCAAGGCTTCCTGCTCGGAAGATGGAAGAGCATCGAATAATTCGATCAATTCTTTGTGGTTGGGAGTTAGCTCTGTTTCCACATGAAGTTCTTGTGCAGGCACTGGTGCCTTGTCTTCGTCACCAAACATTAGCCATGTAGGTGAGCACTTCAGAGCATCCGCTAAAGCAAACAATCGTTTTCCGACTGGCTGGGTTTCGTCTCTTTCCCATTGTGAAATTGTGACGTGAGCAACTCCAGCGAGGCGCGCGGCTTCTCGTTGTGTTAAGCGTAATTCTTTTCGTCGCGCCAGAACTCGCTGGCCCAGGGTTCTTGTATCCATAGTTAGGTAATTCTAATTTTTCTTGACTTAGGTATCCCGCGCACAATAATGTTAGAAAAGTCTAACAAGAGGGGGCTTTGATGCTTAAAGTTGACGCAATTACTTTTTTTGGCAGCAAAACAAAGCTTGCCAATGCCGCAGGAGTGAGGCTGGCAAGTGTTGCTGCTTGGGGGATACTGGTTCCTGAAGGTCGCGCGATGCGTCTACAGGAGGCATCTGGCGGGGAGCTTCAGTATGATCCCAAAGTTTATGATGAATATCGTAAGACGAAGCGGGCGGGGCGGTTGAACAATGAAAATCACTCCTGAACAGGCTCGTGAGGCTCTGGATGCCTGGATATGTCGACCAGGAATGACACAGGAGCAGGCGACGATATTAATCACTGAAGCATTCTGGGCTTTGAAAGAGCGCCCGAACATCGATGTTCAGCGTGTCACAGATGAAGGTGGCGCGGTTGATCAGCGAGCGCTTGGCGTTAATCGAGTGAAGATATTCGAACGCTGGAAGGCTATCGACACCAGGGATAAGCGTGAAAAGTTCACGGCGCTAGTGCCTGCGATTATGGAGGCTATCCGGATTAGTGATTTCAGGTTGTATCGTGAAATTACTGACGGAAAAAGCATCACGTGCATGATCGCCGGGTTAAACAAAGAATATGGCGATGTGGTGGAGTCCGGACTGCTTTTTGCTGATCCTGCCGTAGTGGATCGTGAAACTGACGAACTTATAGAAAAAGCAATTGCTTTCAAGCTTGCGTATCGACAGCAATACCAACAAAAAGCTGGATGGAATTATGAGCCTTCTTTTTGCTGAACGCCCACTGGTTATAAACACACAGCTTGCGATGAAGATTGGCTTAAATGAAGCCATTGTGTTGCAGCAGTTGCATTACTGGTTGAGAGATACCAATTCCGGCATGGAATGTGATGGTGTTCGCTGGATTTACAACACAACGGAACAATGGCTGGAACAGTTCCCATTCTGGTCAGAGTCAACGTTAAAGCGCGCGTTTGCAAGTCTGAAAACGCTGGGGCTTTTGCGTTGTGAAAAGCTCAATAAATCAAAGCGCGATATGACCAATTTCTACACGATTAACTATGGGAGCGAGCTTTTAGATGATGGCAAATTGAGCGAATCCATCGGTTCAAAATGCGCCGCTCCATCAGGTCAAAATGACACGATGGAAGAGGTCAAAATGAAACGCTCCATTGGTTCAAAACGACCCAATGTCATCGGGTCAAAATGGCCCGATGATCCTACAGAGAATACAACAGAGATTACTACAGAGAATAAAAACACTTTTCGTCCGGAAGCTTCGCAACCGGACCCGCAGACGGCTGAACAGGATTTTTTAATCCGGCACCCTGGCGCAGTTGTGTTTAGTGCGAAAAAACGCCAGTGGGGTAGCCAGGAGGATCTGGCGTGTGCGCAGTGGATATGGGGGCGGATCGTGGGTCTCTACGAACAGGCCGCCAGTGATGATGGCGAGATCATGCGACCAAAAGAGCCTAACTGGACTGTCTGGGCCAATGATGTGCGCACAATGCGGATGCTGGATGGCAGAAGTCACAGACAAATTTGTGAAATGTTTGGTCGGGTACAGCGGGATCCATTCTGGGTAAAAAACATCATGAGCCCGTCAAAGCTCCGCGAAAAATGGGACGAACTGGTCATCCGCCTGGGGCGTTCACCTGTACAGCGTTGTGTTAATCATATTTCTGAACCGGATACAGAAATTCCGCCTGGTTTCAGAGGATAAGTTTTGATTTCAGGTCATGAGGTAATTTTAAGGGGGACTTGTGGCAAAAGTTTTTACACAAGAAGAGCGGGAAAAAATCAAGGGGCAGGTTGTTGAGCTAGTACGCCGGAGTGGGCGCGAGACGTTACGGCAACTGGAAGCCAAGACAGGTGCGACAAGATATCTGATGAGCGTTCTCGCCAGAGAGCTGGTTGCCAGTGGTGATGTATATAACTCTGGCTACGGGTTATTCCCGTCTGAACAGGCTCGTAAGGACTGGCAAAACGCCCGCAAAAAACTCTCGAGGGCAAAGGTGAAGAAAACATCTGTGGTTGATCCGGACCTTATCTGGTCATTACCTGACGGAGAAATACGTCGTTATGACAGGCACCAAAACATAATTTGCTGTGAGTGCCGGAAGAGCGAAGTTATGCAGCGCATACTGGCATTTTATCAGTGAAATTTTCGTTATTTATAGACGTAACTAGATTAAAGAGCATTAGTTCAGATGTGAATTGACATTTTCACGGCACAGGATTGAGCTAGCGTGGTTGTCTGCTATGCGTCAAAAGCAGATATTACCAGATTTAGACATCTATTCCCGATAGCCCTGCTCTGATGCCACACTCTGTGCTATTTTTATGACCCCAATAAAAATATTTATGACTATTGCTGATTTCAAACGGCCTAAATTGGAGCTCCCAAACGGGGCAAACAAACTACTACTGCACTCTTGCTGTGCTCCATGTTCCGGTGAAGTGATGGAGGCACTTCAGGCCTCGAGAATCGACTATACCATCTTTTTCTACAACCCGAACATTCATCCTCAGAAAGAGTATTTAATTCGTAAGGATGAGAATATTCGCTTTGCTGAACAACACGGCGTGCCATTTATTGATGCTGATTACGACACAGACAACTGGTTTGAACGTGCCAAAGGAATGGAATGGGAGCCCGAGAGGGGGATCCGTTGTACCATGTGTTTTGACATGCGTTTTGAGCGGACAGCGCTGTACGCTGCTGAAAATGGTTTCAGTGTGATCAGCAGTTCACTGGGCATTTCACGCTGGAAAAATATGCAGCAGGTTAACGACTGTGGGCGGCGAGCCGTCGCGCATTATCCGGGCATGGTGTACTGGGATTATAACTGGCGCAAGCAGGGCGGCTCGTCCCGCATGATTGAAATCAGCAAGCGCGAAAAATTCTATCAGCAGGAATATTGTGGCTGTGTGTATTCTCTGCGCGATACCAATCTACACCGCAAATCTCAGGGACGCCCTCTTATCAAAATTGGTCAACTCCACTACGATAAAGAAGAGAAGGAGTGATTTTATGGAGCACCTTTCTTATTGATTTCATATTGGCGAGGTAGCGGGAGTTAAGTAAAATTGCTGCGGGTGCTTGAGGTTGTCTGTCTCAGGCATCCGCAGAAAAATCAGCAAAATGCTCGTTTTATGCACAATTGTAGGATGGTAATCTGATGCATAATTATTCGAAATAACATAAAATACTAGACGTGTAGGCTGTGGGGTAGTTATGAGAGTAAATAAACTACATTTAGGTGCTAGAGTTTCGCTATTTATAGTGTCATACCTTCCCCTATTCTTTATCATGTGTTTTGTGCAATTGTATACTTATAGAAGCTATTTAAATTGGAAAGGTATAAGTGTTGAATCATTAACTATTTTCTTTAAATACTTTGGCGCGGTCAGTGTCATTGGTGTATTATCATTATTTGGTATTGTAGGATTAACAATTTTTTTAAAAAATATAAAACGTCGATGCGCCACTAGTGGTAGAACTGTAAGAGTTATAGATATTGAAAATAAAAACAATGAATCAATAAGCTATCTTTTTACATATATAATTCCGTTTGTATTTCAGGATCTATCCACTTTAACTAATGTTATACCTATAGCAATATTGTTAACGGTAACGGCTTTAATATATATTAATTCAAGCATGATACTTATAAATCCTACAATAAGTATTAATTATACTTTATATCAAGTTACATATTTGGATTTAGAAAGCGACAAAAAACGCACTGGTATGGTTTTGACTAAATCAAAGTATTTGGAGGAAGATGATCTTCTTGATGTTGAGGACGTGGGCCCAAAACTTTTTTATGCTGAATCCCATAAGGAATGAAAATGTTAAAGCTTGAAGAATTATTAGAGTATGCTGAGCAACTTAAGGATGATGATGCGGCGAAAATATCGTTGTATTTCATTACTAGACATCTTAAAGCGGGTATGAGTAGAACCGCAAGAGTTGTTGATAAATTCGATTTTAAAATCATTAAAGCTCCAATCGCTCCAGATATTGCTAAATTTTTTAAGTATACTTTATCAAACCAGATTATTTCTCATGCTTCGAAAGATGATATTGTGATGAAAAAGTATACTGTTATTGATGATGATATTGATAATAAAATTTATGCCTATGCTATGAATAACGCGATATCGTTTTCAAAAGTTATTAATAACGATATAAAGAATGATAAACCAGTTGTACTTACCTCTCTTGCTGAGGTTCAGAATGATTTGTGGGCCTATTGTATTAAAGTCCAAAAGGGGGCTGACGTCACTTATTCTTTCCGAAAAATCAGCAGGGGGAAAGTCACAACAAATGAACCACAAAATATGACTCAGCGCGTATTCGCTTTGTTTGATAAAACAGATAAAGAGTTAAGATCATTTGATGGCAGCGCAGTCAATTTTGATGACAAAATCGATTGTATTTATATAAAAGATCAATTTTATGTATTTCATAAGAAAAGTTTTGAGGCTATTGTAGGCTTGGAGGTTGAGTTTACAGAAGCTGCACAAAAAACATTAAATACAATTAAAGAACTTGATCTTATTGAAGGTTTAGATGTTATTGAACAAGCTATTCTTCATAAGCCATCACTGAGAAAAATTCTCACTCATATCGCTGAGAAAGGTAACCATACGGTTCTGGAAAAGAATGATGTTCAAGCTATGAATGATGTGCTAAAAATGTTTCAGAACGAAGAGTTTAAGACCAATGAGCATGGTAAATTAGTCATAGAAGATGAGAGGCAAGGAAGAAACTTTCTCAAACTGTTAAATGATTATTATAAACAAGGCATGACTACAAAAAAATACTATGGTACGGATAGCGGAAATGTGATTAACCCTATTAAGGCGTAAAGCATATACTATATCTGGAACTGAAATACCAGCCGCCATCAGAAAGAACTGATGGGGCTTACAAATAGTAAGTAAATATAAAATGTTAAGGTATTTTTCATGCAAAAATGAAAATCATTGGCACAAATTAGAAACTAAGTAAATTGCTAATACTAATAACTTATTATTCTACTTACTATTTGCATGGAGTTGTTGTGAATTGCTGGAAAGGTGGGTAATGTTTTTGTAGAATCACGGCGGGTGCTTGAGGCTATCTGCCTCGGGCACGAACACCAAAGGCAGATAGAGAAAAGCCCCAGTTAACATTACGCGTCCTGCAAGACGCTTAACATTAATCTGAGGCCAATTTCATGCTAGACACATGTAGGTTAGCCTCTTACGTGCCGAAAGGCACGGAGAAGCAGGCTATTGTTAACACCAAGCTGTAATGTCCCCTTTGAACCATTCTAAAATGTCCCCAGACAATTCTCTGGGGGATTTTTCATGATCAAAGAGACTGTTACGATGAGTCATAAGGAACTCCACCGACTTCAGATTATTCAGGAACAAGCTGCGGCACGCATTGGCATTTCTATTCGGCAGGTTAAACGTCTGGTGCAACGGTATAGAAATGAAGGGCCTTCTGGTCTGGTTTCCCACCGACGTGGAAAGCGTCCTAATAATTCCTTTTCTACTGAATTCAGAGCAACAGTAATTTCACTCCTCAAAGGCCGTTACGCTGATTTTGGACCTACGTTTGCGTGCGAAAAATTGCGCGAGATACACGGTTTATCTTTATCCGTTGAAACTCTCAGAAAGTGGATGATAGAAGAGGGGTTATGGCGTGAACGCCGTCGTAAAATTGCCCGTATATATCAACGCCGCATGCGACGACCATCTTACGGTGAACTGATCCAGATTGATGGCTCACCTCATGACTGGTTTGAAAATCGAGGCCCCAGATGTACACTGATCGTTTTCATTGATGATGCCACCAGTGCGTTGATGGCGTTGCGTTTTGTGCCTGCTGAAACAACCCGGGCTTACATGGAAACCCTCCGGGGTTACCTTAATGATCATGGCGTACCGCTCGCTCTCTACTCTGATAGACACAGTATATTCAGGGTAAATAACCCAGAGCGGGAAGGTGAGCTGACCCAGTTCACTCGTGCGATAAAGACACTGGGCATCGAGCCAATCCATGCCAACAGCCCGCAGGCAAAAGGGCGGGTAGAGCGCGCCAATCAGACACTACAGGACAGGCTGGTCAAAGAAATGCGGCTTCAGAATATCAGTGATATTGAAACAGCAAATGCATGGTTGCCGACCTTTATTGAAGCCTATAACAACCGGTTCGCTACGTCGCCTCGTACTACTGATAATGCTCATCTTGATGTGCACCATTCTGAAGAGGAACTGGGTTATATCTTCAGCCTACAGGCGAAGCGCGTTCTGTCTAAAAATCTCACTTTCCAGTACAAAAGCAGTGCGTTTCAGGTACGCAGTGAGGGCCGGGGATATCGACTTAGGCATTCGGTTGTTACTGTATGCGAGAACTTTGACGGTGAAATTAACGTTCTGTATGACGGGAAAGCGCTGGGCTGGGAAAAGTATGTTGATGGCCCGGAGCCTATACCACTGGATGATGAAAAGAGTGTCCATGAACGAGTGGATAATGCCCGTATTGATTTACGCTCAAAATACTATGTTAAACCTAAAGCTGACCATCCCTGGCTTACGCGCCGAACGCAAAGTCATCAGCAAGTTAAGCCCCCGAAGTTACCTAAAAAGAAGCCTGATCCCGATAAAAAAGATTGAAACCAAGATCGATTCGGTTGAGTGCATATCCATTCATAGGGTAGATTCTTAAGTCGCGTTTCTGGTGTTCATTTTCGGGTGGTTTGTTACTTGTTTTACCGGGGATATGCCAGAAACGCGCTGAGTCAGTCTGGGCGGTGCGCGTAATGAGGCGTTATGGTAAATAGCCTATGCTAATGTCCGCTAAGAGCAAGAAGCGGAAGTTGGCAGTTTTGTGGACTGTCCCCACAAAAGTGACTACAGAAATAGTTGCAATTCATAATTGATCATGGGTTGTCAGTTAAACTCGTGGCGATTTAAATAGACTAATTGGGAGTGCGTCCATTACTTATATCTTGTAATGTTAACTATCAGAAATGATACAAAGATAATATGTCTTTAAAGAAAAGGCTGATGGCGAAAAGTGGCCCGATGAGGGCCACAATACGGCTGTCACTTAGACGTAAATATCAATGGTGCCAGCGGTATTTGTATCGTCTTTTTTCTCTTCTTTTTTATCAGGCTGAACTGTCGCGTCTTCATTCTTTTTCTCTGCCTGCTGCCTTAACAACTGCTCCAGTTGAGCCCAGAGGCTTTCAATTTGCTTCTGTACCAATGCAGCCATTTCTTTTTTCTGCTGTGTCGTCATCCCCTCTTCCGATGAGATTTTCCCAAGCTTTTCAGTCAGCACCTGAATTTGTCTTGTGATTTTGGCTATTTCTGATGTTCCTTCCGGGGCGGAGTTGTTTGAAATAACGGTTGAGGTATTTCCCTGAATTGTGACAGACATAGATTTCTCCTTTTAAAAAAGCACTATCGGCATGCACAAAAAAATCTTTAATCGTATTTCTTGTGTCATTAATTGTTTGATGTTCAGATTGTTTTCCTCGCGGGCTGGCGCGCCTCAGAAAGTAAAGCTTGTTGACAGGGGTAAACGTTCGGCAATAATTTTCTGCCGCATGCGGGTGTTGCATAAAACGTGTTACGTTCCTTTATCGACAGGTCAGGTCACCGCTCACCCGCCGACGAGAAAGCAACACTGACATGCTAAAGCAAAAAATAGATGAATAAGTTGAGTTGTGCATATGTAGCCTGACCGTCACAAAGTATATGGTGTCTGTACCAGTAAGATGATGGCCGGACTCTTTAAAAACGAGCTGACCTGCACAATACAGGATGGACTTAGCAATGGCTGCTCCTGGCACAAAGCGGACAGTGATCACCGTTCTTACGACTACTTTCTGACTTCCTTCGTGACTTGCCCTAAGCATGTTGTAGTGCGATACTTGTAATGACATTTGTAATTACAAGAGGTGTAAGACATGGGTAGCATTAACCTGCGTATTGACGATGAACTTAAAGCGCGTTCTTACGCCGCGCTTGAAAAAATGGGTGTAACTCCTTCTGAAGCGCTTCGTCTCATGCTCGAGTATATCGCTGACAATGAACGCTTGCCGTTCAAACAGACACTCCTGAGTGATGAAGATGCTGAACTTGTGGAGATAGTGAAAGAACGGCTTCGTAATCCTAAGCCAGTACGTGTGACGCTGGATGAACTCTGATGGCGTATTTTCTGGATTTTGACGAGCGGGCACTAAAGGAATGGCGAAAGCTGGGCTCGACGGTACGTGAACAGTTGAAAAAGAAGCTGGTTGAAGTACTTGAGTCACCCCGGATTGAAGCAAACAAGCTCCGTGGTATGCCTGATTGTTACAAGATTAAGCTCCGGTCTTCAGGCTATCGCCTTGTATACCAGGTTATAGACGAGAAAGTTGTCGTTTTCGTGATTTCTGTTGGGAAAAGAGAACGCTCGGAAGTATATAGCGAGGCGGTCAAACGCATTCTCTGAACCAAAGCATGACATCTCTGTTTCGCACCGAAGGTGACACTTCTGCTTTGCGTTGACAGGAGAAGCAGGCTATGAAGCAGCAAAAGGCGATGTTAATCGCCCTGATCGTCATCTGTTTAACCGTCATAGTGACGGCACTGGTAACGAGGAAAGACCTCTGCGAGGTACGAATCCGAACCGGCCAGACGGAGGTCGCTGTCTTCACAGCTTACGAACCTGAGGAGTAAGAGACCCGGCGGGGGAGAAATCCCTCGCCACCTCTGATGTGGCAGGCATCCTCAACGCACCCGCACTTAACCCGCTTCGGCGGGTTTTTGTTTTTATTTTCAACGCGTTTGAAGTTCTGGACGGTGCCGGAATAGAATCAAAAATACTTAAGTAGCGCGCAGGGATAAGAGGGATGGTCCCTTAAAGGGGAGAGCTAATTATCCGGAAGGATTCTGATGATGAACATCGAAGAACTGCGTAAAATTTTTTGTGAAGATGGCCTCTATGCTGTGTGCGTTGAAAATGGAAATCTTGTTAGTCATTACCGCATTATGTGTTTGCGAAAGAATGGGGCTGCGTTAATTAATTTTGTGGATGCTCGGGTCACGGACGGATTTATCTTGCGCGAAGGTGAGTTTGTCACTTCATTACAGGCATTGAAAGAGATCGGAATAAAAGCTGGCTTTTCTGCTTTTTCAGGAGAATAAACTCATCTACAATCTTGCGCGGGGCTGAACTCCCGCTGAGTAACACCGTGCCACCGGAGAAAACCGATGGCACGCAACGCAAAATATTACAATTCTGATAATTCGCCCGTTCTTGCCTGCACGCACGGGCGGTATTCTCACGCATTCAAGTCTGAATGGTTCCAGCACCCTCCATGCACTGCAGAACAGGCCGAATGGCTGATTCATTCTTACCGCAGGCGCGGGTTCGAGGTTAAGAAAGCTCTCAGTCTCGACTATCGGCACTGGATAATCTCTGTCAGGCTGCCTTATTCCGAACGCCCACCACGTGCGTCCCGCACTTTCCAGCAACGGATCTGGAGGTAACGTGCGGGTATTACTTAGACCTGTTCTGGTGCCTGAGCTTGGGCTGGTGGTCCTTAAGCCGGGCCGTGAATCCATACAGATATTTCATAATCCTCGAGTGCTGGTGGAACCGGAACCAAAAAGCATGCGTAATCTGCCATCCGGAGTCGTTCCTGCCGTTCGCCAGCCGCTGGCGGAAGACAAAACATTGCTGCCGTTTTTTAGTAACGAACGGGTGATTCGTGCTGCTGGCGGCGTTGGCGCATTGTCCGACTGGCTATTACGTCATGTTACATCCTGCCAGTGGCCTAATGGCGATTACCATCACACTGAAACAGTCATTCACCGTTATGGTACCGGCGCAATGGTGTTGTGCTGGCACTGCGACAACCAACTGCGTGACCAGACATCGGAATCACTGGAGCTGCTTGCTCAACAAAATCTGACAGCATGGGTGATTGACGTCATCCGTCACGCAATAAGCGGTACGCAGGAGCGGGAATTATCTTTGGCTGAATTATCCTGGTGGGCGGTCTGCAATCAGGTGGTGGATGCACTACCTGAGGCTGTATCGCGTCGTTCGCTGGGATTACCAGCGGAAAAAATCTGCTCGGTGTACCGCGAAAGCGACATCGTACCGGGAGAGCAGACCGCCACCAGCATATTGAAACAACGCACAAAAAATCTTGCACCGTTGCCTTACGCCCACCAGCAACAAAAATCACCACAGGAAAAGACGGTGGTAAGCATCACCGTTGATCCAGAGTCTCCGGAATCTTTCATGAAGCTGCCTAAACGTCGCCGCTGGGTTAAGGAGAAATACACACGTTGGGTTAAGACACAGCCGTGTGCTTGCTGCGGTATGCCAGCCGACGATCCGCATCATCTGATTGGTCACGGGCAGGGCGGAATGGGAACAAAAGCACATGATCTCTTTGTGTTGCCTTTGTGCAGAAAGCATCACAACGAGCTGCATACGGATACAGTGGCATTTGAAGATAAGTATGGCTCCCAACTGGAGCTGATATTTCGTTTTATCGATCGCGCGCTGACAATTGGCGTACTGGCGTAAGTGGAGAACGAGCATGAACCTTGAAGCCTTACCAAAATATTACTCCCCAAAATCTCCAAAATTGAGCGATGACGCTCCAGCGACAGGCACCGGTTGTTTAACAATTACGGATGTAATGGCAGCGCAGGGGATGGTGCAGTCGAAAGCACCACTTGGGTTGGCCTTATTTCTGGCAAAAGTTGGTGTTCAGGACCCTCAGTTTGCGATTGAAGGCCTGCTAAATTACGCGATGGCACTGGATAACCCGACATTGAACAAATTGAGTGAAGAAATCCGGTTACAGATTATTCCTTACCTCGTGAGTTTTGCCTTTGCTGATTACTCCAGGTCTGCGGCAAGTAAGGCTCGCTGTGAGCATTGTTCAGGTACGGGATTTTATAATGTATTGCGCGAAGTGGTGAAACACTACAGACGCGGGGAATCTGTAATCAAGGAAGAATGGGTGAAGGAACTATGTCAGCATTGCCATGGTAAGGGCGAAGCCAGCACAGCGTGCAGAGGGTGTAAGGGTAAAGGGATTGTTCTGGATGAAAAAAGAACCCGGTTTCATGGCGTACCGGTATATAAGATTTGTGGGCGTTGTAATGGAAACCGGTTTAGTCGTTTACCGACCACGCTGGCACGACGTCATGTCCAGAAGCTGGTACCAGACCTGACCGATTATCAGTGGTATAAGGGGTATGCGGACGTCATTGGTAAACTGGTAACAAAGTGCTGGCAGGAAGAAGCATACGCGGAAGCGCAATTGAGGAAGGTGACGAGATAAATGATTTTTGCTGAAGATGGCGACATGATGTTTGCATTTTTCAAAAAATATGGATAAAATTTTTTCAACGATGGGCTTTGTATACCCGACGTTAAGAAAAAGTAGAAAACCCGCTGATGAGCGGGTTTTGTGCTTTAAATGGGGCAATGGTAATGTTGAATCTCATCCCGGGACTCATGTCTGTTAACTTATTATTTAGCTGGTGACTTGGTTATTTGCCTGATGTTTAAAATGTTTTCTTCCAGTACAATGTCCCTAAACACAATGAGTCTGCTTATTATATTATTAGCAGAGCTATTACGGCCAAAGTACAGCATAAGCTTTTAAAGCCAATCAACCAGTCATCAAGACAGACGGGGTTATTCATAAAAACTCTCCATGTGTGATCCGATGGGGCCTGAAATTAAAGCTTTAATATAGCTCATGAAAGGTAAACATTGGCAGCTGAAGGGCCACGCAGACCATTTATCCGGCAAAATTCCACGCGTAATCCGGTGGTAATTTCTTCTGCATCGCGGAGATTGAGCGCTGAAACATGAAGCTGGACATCGATACGACCATCGGATGGGGTGATAAGACCCTTGCCGCTTTTGCCGTCAAAGGTTTTGACAATTCCTGTCATTTTACGGGACAAAAAAATTCCTTAATACTGATAACTTGGCGCACTATACACACGTTCCTGAAGAAAGCTATAGTTTTTTGATGGGGTTGAAGATGGCTGGATGTCTAAAATAAACATTGCTTCATATGTTCAACTATGCGTTAATGATTGCGTCGGTTTGAAGAACAGACGATATACGAAGTAGTTTACTAAAGCAGTTCTCATTTCAGGTGTTATTCACTTATTCCTTCTTTGAGTCTCTCCAATTAAGTACGAAGTCGTTTCTGTTATGCAAACCATTTATGCCGAAAGGCTCAAGTTAAGGAATGTAGAATGTCAAATAAAATGACTGGTTTAGTAAAATGGTTTAACGCTGATAAAGGTTTCGGCTTTATTTCTCCTGTTGATGGTAGTAAAGATGTGTTTGTGCATTTTTCTGCGATTCAGAATGATAATTATCGAACCTTATTTGAAGGTCAAAAGGTTACCTTCTCTATAGAGAGTGGTGCTAAAGGTCCTGCAGCAGCAAATGTCATCATTACTGATTAAAATTCATCGCTCGTCTGTATACGATAACGAAGAAGGCTGATGCCTGAGTAGAGATACGGACAGAGTAGTGAATATTGGATCTCTTTAATAAAAAGTAAGGAGGTCCAATACATGAAACAATGGCTAGCATATTTGGCAAAATCTTAATCAGGAAAAGTATGCTAACCATTGTGGTGAAGTGCAGGTTTGCTGCATGAATAGTTTTACAGCAGAAGCTAACTGCTGGCATGGCAAAACAAAGTGCGTAAGTGGATGACTCCCACAAAAAGCACCACAATCTCAAACCCGCTCAGGCGGGTTTTTTATTATCTGCTTTAAATATATTATTAAAATATAAAAAATACTTGTTACTAATAAAATCAATCAGGCTACAGCTTTAAGATTTGTCTGGAATACTTTGTTGCAATGAGGGCAGATCAAAAGGGCACCTTTTTGTACTCTTGAAAAACTGTGTTCTGACTCTTGGGTGCAGTTTGGGCAGGAACATTTAACGAGATAATTACGGCGTGATTTTGAGTTTTTACGTTCTGACATAGGCTTTTCCTGTATAAATGGCCGTATACAGTACACTAAATATGAAAACATTTCTCGTATTATTATTTTATATATGACTTTCTTTCAAAATAATTACCCACATTTTTAATGTGTATGTTTTTTTAGCGCCGTTGAGAACAACGTGTGCTGTCAAAACTACCCCGTAGACTCCGATCTTTTCAAACATATTGCACCATCCGTGTACATCGGGGTGAGGATATGAAATCAATGGATAAGTTAACAACAGGTGTTGCCTATGGCACATCGGCGGGTAATGCTGGTTTCTGGGCATTGCAGTTACTCGATAAAGTAACTCCGTCACAGTGGGCTGCAATCGGTGTGCTGGGTAGCCTGGTTTTTGGCCTGCTGACGTATCTGACAAATCTTTATTTCAAGATTAAAGAAGACAGGCGTAAGGCTGCGAGAGGAGAGTAATCCAATGACTCAAGACTATGAACTGGTTGTGAAAGGAGTCCGTAATTTTGAGAATAAAGTTACGGTAACTGTAGCCTTACAGGACAAAGAACGCTTTGACGGTGAAATTTTTGACCTGGATGTCGCCATGGACCGTGTTGAAGGAGCTGCGCTGGAGTTTTATGAGGCAGCAGCCAGAAGGAGCGTCCGGCAAGTCTTCCTGGAAGTAGCAGAAAAATTGTCAGAAAAAGTTGAGTCTTATCTGCAGCATCAGTACTCCTTTAAGATTGAAAATCCTGCCAATAAGCACGAGCGTCCTCATCATAAATATCTATGAACACAAAAATCAGATACGGCCTGTCGGCTGCCGTTCTGGCGCTGATTGGTGCTGGCGCATCTGCTCCTCAGATACTTGACCAGTTTCTGGACGAAAAAGAAGGTAACCACACAATGGCATACCGCGATGGTTCTGGCATATGGACCATCTGTCGGGGTGCCACAGTGGTGGATGGAAAAACCGTTTTTCCCAATATGAAACTGTCGAAGGAAAAATGCGACCAGGTCAACGCCATTGAGCGTGATAAGGCGCTGGCATGGGTGGAGCGCAATATTAAAGTACCACTGACCGAACCACAAAAAGCGGGTATCGCGTCATTTTGTCCCTATAACATTGGCCCCGGTAAGTGTTTCCCGTCGACGTTTTATAAGCGGCTGAATGCTGGTGATCGTAAAGGTGCATGCGAAGCGATTCGCTGGTGGATTAAGGATGGCGGACGCGATTGCCGCATTCGTTCAAATAACTGTTACGGTCAGGTTATTCGTCGTGACCAGGAGAGCGCATTAACCTGCTGGGGGATAGAACAGTGAATCAGATATTCATGGTGATTTTTCTCGTGTTGTCAGGATTTATCGTCGGAAATGTCTGGAGCGACCGAGGATGGCAAAAAAAATGGGCGGAACGTGATGCTGCCGCATTATCACAAGAGGTAAATGCTCAATTTGCTGCTCGAATAATTGAACAGGGGCGAACTATAGCCCGTGATGAGGCTGTTAAAGATGCGCAACAGAAATCTGCTGAAATTTCTGCCAGGGCTGCTTATCTGTCTGATAGTGTTAACCAGTTGCGTGCCGAAGCAAAAAAATATGCCATACGCCTTGACGCAGCGAAGCATACCGCAGATCTTGCCGCTGCCGTCAGAGGCAAAACAACCAAAACCGCCGAAGGAATGCTCACCAACATGCTCGGAGATATTGCAGCAGAAGCTCAGCTTTATGCTGAAATTGCTGACGAACGCTACATCGCAGGAGTGACTTGTCAACAGATCTATGAATCTTTAAGAGATAAAAAGCATCAAATGTAGGGTAATATTAAATCGGAACATTTACATCGCGGAATGTAAAATTTAAATAAAAAGGACTCTTCCATGAGCCAAAATTCCTGAAATCTTAAGGGTAAGATAAAAGGTCTTAATCAGAATGACACGTTTTATTAATAAATAAATCTATTCTTTCATTGCTGTGTTTTTCTTTACAAAAGTAATCCTTGCTATGGGTGGTTAATCATGCGTTAATGGTGTTCTGGTTTGTTACAAATTTATCTGAAGCAGTCATTGTTATAATTTTATTATTTGTACCTCTTGAGATTTCCTTGTTGGTTTTTCTCTCTGATATTTTTTTTCGGACCATTCTGCCCAAGGGCTAATTTCTTCAAAAGGTAATAATTATGTCTAACAAAATGACTGGTTTAGTGAAATGGTTTAACCCTGAAAAAGGTTTTGGTTTCATCACGCCGAAAGATGGCAGCAAAGATGTGTTTGTCCATTTCTCAGCAATTCAGAGCAACGATTTCAAAACATTAACTGAGAATCAGGAAGTTGAATTTGGTATTGAGAACGGACCTAAAGGTCCTGCCGCTGTTCATGTAGTGGCGCTTTGAGGTAGACAATATTACAAACCATATTCACTTTAGATGCCCGTGTTGTCATGGTTCCCAGTATAGAACATCATCTTTTGATGTTTCTGACATGAATCCTTTCGGGGCAAAATGTATCTTTTGTAAATCAATGATGATTACATTTGATAATATTTCACAATACTTAAATGCCAGCCGTCTGTCGTTGGATTTAAAAAAGTGAAAATGAAGGCTCCTTCGGGAGCTTTTTTGCTTGGTGTCTATTCGATGGATACTCACATACTACGGTAACATCATGAAAAAAATCATAGTTTTTTTTAACTCTGAACCAGCAGTGGTAGTGCCAGCGATGACTGGAGTTAACACCATCATGCGTGAATATCCAAATGGCGAAAAAACACACCTTACTGTAATGGCCGCAGGGTTTCCATCTCTGACCGGAGATCATAAAGTCATTTATGTAGCCGCGGATCGACATGTTACTTCAGAAGAAATTCTGGAAGCAGCAATAAGGCTCTTGAGTTGATTTGATGCTATTGCATTGATAATTCAGGAAAATTCTCTTTGTCTGTTTGTGTAAAATTTAGACTATCGTATGTTGATTATTGCGATGTTTCATCTTATCTTTTACACGTTTGCACCATATAATCGACTTACTGTGTAACTGGAAAGTCATAACAGACTAAAAGAGGAAATGATGAATATTGAAAACTTAAAAACAAAAGCAGAAGCAGATATTTCTGAATATATAACAAAAAAAATTATTGAACTTAAGAAAAAGACCGGGAAAGAAGTTACCAGTATTCAGTTTACCGCACGGGAAAAAATGACGGGTCTTGAAAGCTATGATGTCAAGATTAATTTAATCTGATGTATTCAATAATAAAATTTATCCATAAACCTCGTTTTTACGGGGTTTTGTTATATTTGAATGGTTCCGAATATCTAAATCACAATTGTTGATGGTTTTTATTAAACCAATGCAGTCCGGCTCAGGAGTGAGAGAAGCCGGACGTTATGGTTTAGCGTGGTAAGATCTGTGTAGTTTTCTGGATGCTTTCAGTAAATAGTAATGAATTATCAAAGGTATAGTAATATCTTTTTTGTTCGTGGATATTTGTAACCCACCGAAAAACTCCTGCTTTAGCAAGGTTTCTTCTGTATTCCTGAAATGTGATCTCTCTGGATTTCAGCTTATTAGAGGTCGTTTCTATAAGATGCCTATCCTTTGAAAATTTGACAGACACAATGTTTTTTAGGCCCTTTAATAACACTGTATTATCATTTTTTAATACAATATGAACATTCTCTGTGGCTAAATAGTAAATGTAATGTGAGACATTGTGACGTTTTAGCTCAGAATAAAACCATTGATAGTTTAAATCGTTTCGAACTTTATCAAATATTTGTTTAAAAATGACTACCTGATCCATAGATAAACCTTCCATGTGATATGAGGGGGCGTAGTCTGCACGATTATCTAAATTGCTTCAATCTGGTCTGACCTGTTTTCTGAGCAATTCAGTAATGTCACTCTTTTCTTTGTTTGCTTCAGAAGAAACTCTTTTTTCTGAGCACAGTCTCCGGCGGCAGGCTTCAATGACCCAGGCTGAGAAATTCCCGGACCCTTTTTGCTCAAGAGCGATGTTAATTTGTTCAATCATTTGGTTAGGAAAGCGGATGTTGCGGGTTGTTGTTCTGCGGGTTCTGTTCTTCGTTGACATGAGGTTGCCCCGTATTCAGTGTCGCTGATTTGTATTGTCTGAAGTTGTTTTTACGTTAAGTTGATGCAGATCAATTAATACGATACCTGCGTCATAATTGATTATTTGACGTGGTTTGATGGCGTAGATGCACGTTGTGACATGTAGATGATAATTATTATCATTTTGCGGGTCCTTTCCGGCGATCCGACAGGTTACGGGGCGGCGACCTCGCGGGTTTTCGCTATTTATGAAAATTTTCCGGTTTAAGGCGTTTCCGTTCTTCTTCGTCGTAACTTAATGTTTTTATTTAAAATACCCCCTGAAAAGAAAGGAAACGACAGGTGCTGAAAACGAACTTTTGGGCCTCTGTCGTTTCCTTTCTCTGTTTTTGGCCGTGGAATGAACAATGGAAGTCAACAAAAAGCAGCTGGCTGACATTTTCGGTGCGAGTATCCGTACCATTCAGAACTGGCAGGAACAGGGAATGCCCGTTCTGCGAGGCGGTGGCAAGGGTAATGAGGTGCTTTATGACTCTGCCGCCGTTATAAAATGGTATGCCGAAAGGGATGCTGAAATTGAGAACGAAAAGCTGCGCCGGGAAGTTGAAGAACTGCGGCAGGCCAGCGAGACAGATCTCCAGCCAGGGACTATTGAGTACGAACGCCACCGACTTACGCGTGCACAGGCCGACGCACAGGAGCTGAAAAATGCCAGAGACTCCGCTGAAGTGGTGGAAACCGCATTCTGTACTTTCGTGCTGTCGCGGATCGCAGGTGAAATTGCCAGTATTCTCGACGGGATCCCCCTGTCGGTGCAGCGGCGTTTTCCGGAACTGGAAAACCGACATGTTGATTTCCTGAAACGGGATATCATCAAAGCCATGAACAAAGCAGCCGCGCTGGATGAACTGATACCGGGGTTGCTGAGTGAATATATCGAACAGTCAGGTTAACAGGCTGCGGCATTTTGTCCGCGCCGGGCTTCGCTCACTGTTCAGGCCGGAGCCACAGACCGCCGTTGAATGGGCGGATGCCAATTACTATCTCCCGAAAGAATCCGCATACCAGGAAGGGCGCTGGGAAACACTGCCCTTTCAGCGGGCCATCATGAATGCGATGGGCAGTGACTACATCCGCGAGGTGAATGTGGTGAAGTCTGCCCGTGTTGGTTATTCCAAAATGCTGCTGGGTGTTTATGCCTACTTCATAGAGCATAAGCAGCGCAACACCCTTATCTGGTTGCCGACGGATGGTGATGCCGAGAACTTTATGAAAACCCACGTTGAGCCGACCATCCGCGATATTCCGTCGCTGCTGGCGCTGGCCCCGTGGTATGGCAAAAAGCACCGGGATAACACGCTCACTATGAAGCGTTTTTCCAATGGTCGTGGCTTCTGGTGCCTGGGCGGTAAAGCGGCAAAAAACTACCGTGAAAAGTCGGTGGATGTGGCGGGTTATGATGAACTTGCTGCCTTTGATGAGGATATTGAACAGGAAGGCTCTCCGACGTTCCTTGGCGACAAACGTATTGAAGGCTCGGTCTGGCCAAAGTCCATCCGTGGCTCCACGCCCAAAGTGAGAGGCACCTGCCAGATTGAGCGTGCAGCCAGTGAATCCCCGCATTTTATGCGTTTTCATGTTGCCTGCCCGCACTGCGGGGAGGAGCAGTATCTTAAATTTGGCGACAAAGAGACGCCGTTTGGCCTCAAATGGACGCCGGATGACCCCTCCAGCGTGTTTTATCTCTGCGAGCATAATGCCTGCGTCATCCGCCAGCAGGAGCTGGACTTTACTGATGCCCGTTATATCTGCGAAAAGACCGGGATCTGGACCCGTGATGGCATTCTCTGGTTTTCGTCATCCGGTGAAGAGATTGAGCCGCCGGACAGTGTGACCTTTCACATCTGGACGGCGTACAGCCCGTTCACCACCTGGGTGCAGATTGTCAAAGACTGGATGAAGACGAAAGGGGATACGGGAAAACGTAAAACCTTCGTGAACACCACGCTCGGTGAGACATGGGAAGCGAAAATTGGCGAACGTCCGGATGCTGAGGTGATGGCGGAGCGGAAAGAGCATTATTCAGCGCCCGTTCCTGACCGTGTGGCTTACCTGACCGCCGGTATCGACTCCCAGCTGGACCGCTACGAAATGCGCGTATGGGGATGGGGGCCGGGTGAGGAAAGCTGGCTGATTGACCGGCAGATTATTATGGGCCGCCACGACGATGAACAGACGCTGCTGCGTGTGGATGAGGCCATCAATAAAACCTATACCCGCCGGAATGGTGCAGAAATGTCGGTATCCCGTATCTGCTGGGATACTGGCGGGATTGACCCGACCATTGTGTATGAACGCTCGAAAAAGCATGGGCTGTTCCGGGTGATCCCCATTAAAGGGGCATCCGTCTACGGAAAGCCAGTGGCCAGCATGCCACGTAAGCGAAACAAAAACGGGGTTTACCTTACCGAAATCGGTACGGATACCGCGAAAGAGCAGATTTATAACCGCTTCACACTGACGCCGGAAGGGGATGAACCGCTTCCCGGTGCCGTTCACTTCCCGAATAACCCGGATATTTTTGATCTGACCGAAGCGCAGCAGCTGACTGCTGAAGAGCAGGTCGAAAAATGGGTGGATGGCAGGAAAAAAATACTGTGGGACAGCAAAAAGCGACGCAATGAGGCGCTCGACTGCTTCGTTTATGCGCTGGCGGCGCTGCGCATCAGTATTTCCCGCTGGCAGCTGGATCTCAGTGCACTGCTGGCGAGCCTGCAGGAAGAGGATGGTGCAGCAACCAACAAGAAAACACTGGCAGATTACGCCCGTGCCTTATCCGGAGAGGATGAATGACGCGACAGGAAGAACTTGCCGCTGCCCGTGCGGCACTGCATGACCTGATGACAGGAAAACGGGTGGCAACGGTACAGAAAGACGGACGGCGAGTGGAGTTTACGGCCACTTCCGTGTCTGACCTGAAAAAATACATTGCGGAGCTGGAAGTGCAGACCGGCATGACACAGCGACGCAGGGGACCTGCAGGATTTTATGTATGAAAACGTCCACCATTCCCACCCTTCTGGGGCCGGACGGCATGACATCGCTGCGTGAATATGCCGGTTATCACGGCGGTGGCAGCGGATTTGGTGGGCAGTTGCGGGCGTGGAACCCACCGGGTGAAAGTGTGGATGCAGCCCTGCTGCCCAACTTTACCCGTGGCAATGCCCGCGCAGACGATCTGGTACGCAATAACGGCTATGCCGCCAACGCCATCCAGTTGCATCAGGATCATATCGTCGGGTCTTTTTTCCGGCTCAGTCATCGCCCAAGCTGGCGCTATCTGGGCATCGGGGAGGAAGAAGCCCGTGCCTTTTCCCGCGAGGTTGAAGCGGCATGGAAAGAGTTTGCCGAGGATGACTGCTGCTGCATTGACGTTGAGCGAAAACGCACGTTTACCATGATGATTCGGGAAGGTGTGGCCATGCACGCCTTTAACGGTGAACTGTTCGTTCAGGCCACCTGGGATACCAGTCCGTCGCGGCTTTTCCGGACACAGTTCCGGATGGTCAGCCCGAAGCGCATCAGCAACCCGAACAATACCGGCGACAGCCGGAACTGCCGTGCCGGTGTGCAGATTAATGACAGCGGTGCGGCGCTGGGATATTACGTCAGCGAGGACGGCTATCCTGGCTGGATGCCGCAGAAATGGACATGGATACCCCGTGAATTACCCGGCGGGCGCGCCTCGTTCATTCACGTTTTTGAACCCGTGGAGGACGGGCAGACCCGCGGTGCAAATGTGTTTTACAGCGTAATGGAGCAGATGAAGATGCTCGACACGCTGCAGAACACGCAGCTGCAGAGCGCCATTGTGAAGGCGATGTATGCCGCCACCATTGAAAGTGAGCTGGATACGCAGTCAGCGATGGATTTTATTCTGGGCGCGAACAGTCAGGAGCAGCGGGAAAGGCTGACGGGCTGGATTGGTGAAATTGCCGCGTATTACGCTGCAGCACCGGTCCGTCTGGGAGGCGCAAAAGTGCCGCACCTGATGCCGGGGGACTCACTGAACCTGCAGACGGCTCAGGACACGGATAACGGCTACTCCGTGTTTGAGCAGTCACTGTTGCGGTATATCGCTGCCGGGCTGGGTGTCTCGTATGAGCAGCTTTCCCGGAATTACGCCCAGATGAGCTACTCCACGGCACGGGCCAGTGCGAACGAGTCGTGGGCGTACTTTATGGGGCGGCGAAAATTCGTCGCATCCCGTCAGGCGAGCCAGATGTTTTTGTGCTGGCTGGAAGAGGCCATCGTTCGCCGCGTGGTGACGTTACCTTCAAAAGCGCGCTTCAGCTTTCAGGAAGCCCGCAGTGCCTGGGGGAACTGCGACTGGATAGGCTCCGGTCGTATGGCCATCGATGGTCTGAAAGAAGTACAGGAAGCGGTGATGCTGATAGAAGCCGGACTGAGCACCTACGAGAAAGAGTGCGCGAAACGCGGTGACGACTATCAGGAAATTTTTGCCCAGCAGGTCCGTGAAACGATGGAGCGCCGTGCAGCCGGTCTTAAACCGCCCGCCTGGGCGGCTGCGGCATTTGAATCCGGACTGCGACAATCAACAGAGGAGGAGAAGAGTGACAGCAGAGCTGCGTAATCTCCCGCATATTGCCAGCATGGCTTTTAATGAGCCGCTGATGCTTGAACCCGCCTATGCGCGGGTTTTCTTTTGTGCGCTTGCAGGCCAGCTTGGGATCAGCCGCCTGACGGATGCAGTATCCGGCGACAGCCTGATTGCCGGAGAGGCACCCGCGGCGCTGGCGTTATCCGGTGATGATGACGGACCACGACAGGCCCGCAGTTATCAGGTCATGAACGGCATCGCCGTGCTGCCGGTGTCCGGTACGCTGGTCAGCCGGACGCGGGCGCTGCAGCCGTATTCGGGAATGACCGGTTACAACGGCATTATCGCCCGTCTGCAACAGGCTGCCAGCGATCCGATGGTGGACGGCATTCTGCTGGATATGGACACACCGGGCGGGATGGTGGCGGGAGCATTTGACTGTGCTGACATCATCGCCCGTGTGCGAGACATAAAACCGGTATGGGCGCTGGCCAACGACATGAACTGCAGTGCAGGTCAGCTGCTTGCCAGCGCCGCCTCCCGGCGTCTGGTCACGCAGACCGCCCGGACAGGCTCCATCGGCGTCATGATGGCTCACAGTAATTACGGTGCTGCGCTGGAGAAACAGGGCGTGGAAATCACGCTGATTTACAGCGGCAGCCATAAGGTGGATGGCAACCCCTACAGCCATCTACCGGATGATGTCCGGGAAACACTGCAGTCCCGGATGGATGCAACCCGCCGGATGTTTGCACAGAAGGTGTCGGCATATACCGGCCTGTACGTGCAGGCTGTGCTGGATACCGAGGCTGCAGTGTACAGCGGTCAGGAGGCCATTGATGCCGGACTGGCTGATGAACTTGTGAACAGTACCGATGCGATCACCGTCATGCGTGATGCACTGGATGCACGTAAATCCCGTCTCTCAGGAGGGCGAATGACCAAAGAGACTCAATCAACAACTGTTTCAGCCACTGCTTCGCAGGCTGACGTTACTGGCGTGGTGCAAGCGACGGAGGGCGAGAACGCCAGCGCTGCGCAGCCGGACGTGAACGCGCAGATCACCGCAGCGGTTGCGGCAGAAAACAGCCGCATTATGGGGATCCTCAACTGTGAGGAGGCTCACGGACGCGAAGAACAGGCGCGCGTTCTGGCAGAAACCCCCGGAATGACCGTGGAAACGGCCCGCCGCATTCTGGCTGCAGCACCACAGAGTGCACAGGCGCGCAGTGACACTGCGCTGGATCGTCTGATGCAGGGTGCACCGGCACCGCTGGCTGCAGGTAACCTGGCATCTGATACCAATAAAGAATTACTTAATACACCTGAAGCTTTACCGGTATAAGAGGCAGTTATGGCGACAAAAGAAGAGTTTAACCATTACCAGCCGCTGGGTAACAGTGATCCGGCTCATACAGCAATTGCGCCTGGCGGATTGAGTGCGAAAACGCCTGCAATGACCCCGCTGATGCTGGATGGCACTACCCGTAAGCTGGTTGTGTGGGATGGCACCACCGACGGTGCAGCCGTTGGCATTCTGGCGGTTGCTGCTGACCAGACCAGCACCACACTGACGTTCTACAAGTCCGGCTCGTTCCGTTATGAGGATGTGCTCTGGCCGGAGGCTGCCAGCGACGAGACGAAAAAACGGACCGCGTTTGCCGGAACGGCAATCAGCATCGTTTAATCTTCCCCTTCATCAACAAAGGCCGCCTGTGCGGCTTTTTTTATGGAAATAATTTATGTCTGTATATACAACTGCAGAATTACTGGCATCGACCCAGCATCACTTTAAGTTCGATCCGCTGTTTCTGCGCCTGTTTTTCCGTGAAACCTATCCTTTCACCACGGAAAAAGTCTATCTCTCACAAATTCCGGGACTGGTAAACATGGCGCTGTACGTTTCGCCGATTGTTTCCGGTGAGGTTATCCGTTCCCGTGGCGGCTCCACCTCTGAATTTACGCCGGGATATGTCAAGCCGAAGCATGAAGTGAATCCGCAGATGACCCTGCGTCGCCTGCCGGATGAAGATCCGCAGAATCTGGCGGACCCGGCTTACCGCCGCCGTCGCATCATCATGCAGAACATGCGTGACGAAGAGCTGGCCATTGCTCAGGTCGAAGAGATGCAGGCAGTTTCTGCCGTGCTTAAGGGCAAATACACCATGACCGGTGAAGCCTTCGATCCGGTTGAGGTGGATATGGGCCGCAGTGAGGAGAATAACATCACGCAGTCCGGCGGCACGGAGTGGAGCAAGCGTGACAAGTCCACGTATGACCCGACCGACGATATCGAAGCCTACGCGCTGAACGCCAGCGGTGTGGTGAATATCATCGTGTTCGATCCGAAAGGCTGGGCGCTGTTCCGTTCCTTCAAAGCCGTCAAGGAGAAGCTGGATACTCGTCGCGGCTCTCATTCCGAGCTGGAGACAGCGGTGAAAGACCTGGGTAAAGCGGTGTCCTATAAGGGGATGTATGGCGATGTGGCCATCGTCGTGTATTCCGGACAGTACGTGGAAAACGGCGTCAAAAAGAACTTCCTGCCGGACAACACGATGGTGCTGGGGAACACTCAGGCACGCGGTCTGCGCACCTATGGCTGCATTCAGGATGCGGACGCACAGCGCGAAGGCATTAACGCCTCTGCCCGTTACCCGAAAAACTGGGTGACCACCGGCGACCCGGCGCGTGAGTTCACCATGATTCAGTCAGCACCGCTGATGCTGCTGGCTGACCCTGATGAGTTCGTGTCCGTACAACTGGCGTAATCATGGCCCTTCGGGGCCATTGTTTCTCTGTGGAGGAGTCCATGACGAAAGATGAACTGATTGCCCGTCTCCGCTCGCTGGGTGAACAACTGAACCGTGATGTCAGCCTGACGGGGACGAAAGAAGAACTGGCGCTCCGTGTGGCAGAGCTGGAAGAGGAGCTTGATGACACGGATGAAACTGCCGGTCAGGACACCCCTCTCAGCCGGGAAAATGTGCTGACCGGACATGAAAATGAGGTGGGATCAGCGCAGCCGGATACCGTGATTCTGGATACGTCTGAACTGGTCACGGTCGTGGCACTGGTGAAGCTGCATACTGATGCACTTCACGCCACGCGGGATGAGGCTGTGGCATTTGTGCTGCCGGGAACGGCGTTTCGTGTCTCTGCCGGTGTGGCAGCCGAAATGACAGAGCGCGGCCTGGCCAGAATGCAATAACGGGAGGCGCTGTGGCTGATTTCGATAACCTGTTCGATGCTGCCATTGCCTGCGCCGATGAAACGATACGCGGGTACATGGGAACGTCAGCCACCATGACATCCGGTGAGCAGTCCGGTGCTGTGATACGTGGTGTTTTTGATGACCCTGAAAATATCAGCTATGCCGGACAGGGCGTGCGCGTTGAAGGCTCCAGCCCGTCCCTGTTTGTCCGGACTGATGAGGTGCGGCAGCTGCGGCGTGGAGACACGCTGACCATCGGTGAGGAAAATTTCTGGGTAGATCGGGTTTCGCCGGATGATGGCGGAAGCTGTCATCTCTGGCTTGGACGGGGCGTGCCGCCTGCCGTTAACCGTCGCCGCTGAAAGGGGGATGTATGGCCATAAAAGGTCTTGAGCAGGCCGTTGAAAACCTCAGCCGTATCAGCAAAACGGCGGTGCCCGGTGCCGCCGCAATGGCCATTAACCGCGTTGCTTCATCCGCGATATCGCAGTCGGCGTCACAGGTTGCCCGTGAGACAAAGGTACGCCGGAAACTGGTAAAGGAAAGGGCCAGGCTGAAAAGGGCCACGGTCAAAAACCCGCAGGCCAGAATCAAAGTTAACCGGGGGGATTTGCCCGTAATCAAGCTGGGTAATGCGCGGGTTGTCCTGTCCCGCCGCAGGCGTCGTAAAAAGGGGCAGCGTTCATCCCTGAAAGGTGGCGGCAGCGTGCTTGTGGTGGGTAACCGTCGTATTCCCGGCGCGTTTATTCAGCAACTGAAAAATGGGCGGTGGCATGTCATGCAGCGTGTGGCCGGGAAAAACCGTTACCCCATTGATGTGGTGAAAATCCCGATGGCGGTGCCGCTGACCACGGCGTTTAAACAGAATATTGAACGGATACGGCGTGAACGTCTTCCGAAAGAGCTGGGCTATGCGCTGCAGCATCAACTGAGAATGGTAATAAAGCGATGAAACATACTGAACTCCGTGCAGCCGTACTGGATGCACTGGAGAAGCATGACACCGGGGCGACGCTTTTTGATGGTCGCCCCGCTGTTTTTGATGAGGCGGATTTTCCGGCAATTGCCGTTTATCTCACCGGCGCTGAATACACGGGCGAAGAGCTGGACAGCGATACCTGGCAGGCGGAGCTGCATATTGAAGTTTTCCTGCCTGCTCAGGTGCCGGATTCAGAGCTGGATTCGTGGATGGAGTCCCGGATTTATCCGGTGATGAGCGATATCCCGGCACTGTCAGATTTGATCACCAGTATGGTGGCCAGTGGCTATGACTACCGGCGCGACGATGATGCGGGCCTGTGGAGTTCAGCCGATCTGACTTATGTCATTACCTATGAAATGTGAGGACGCTATGCCTGTACCAAATCCAACAATGCCGGTGAAAGGTGCCGGGACCACACTGTGGGTTTATAAGGGGAGCGGTGACCCTTATGCGAATCCGCTTTCAGACGTTGACTGGTCGCGTCTGGCAAAA